GATCAGTATGTTGGAACAACTCCACATTTGAACGAGAAAAACGAACAACAAGCACGACTATATATTGACCTGATCGATGAAGAATTCCGTGAACTTTGCGATGGATTTCTTCGTCGCCATATCGGAGACATTGCTGATGGTGGCGCAGACCTAGTCTGGGTTGTCCAAGGATTGTTTACAACTCTTGGTATTGACTTCAATAAGGTTTGGGAAGAAGTCCGTGCGTCAAACATGAGCAAGGTTTCTGATAACGGCAAGATTAAAAAGCGTCAAGACGGTAAGATTCTGAAACCAGAATCGTACTTTAAACCAGACATCGAACGAGTGTTGAAGGAACAGGGACTATAAATGAAAAAAGAAACATATCTGGGTATAGAAATAGATTATTCACGCGATGCTCTATTTGATAAACTTGGTATCCAGCGACTAGAAGAATCATACATGCGCGAGGACGAAACTTCTCCGCAGCATAGATTCGCCTATGTTTCTACTACGTTCGCATCGAATCTTGAGCATGCTCAGCGTTTATATGAGTATTCATCTAAGCATTGGTTGTCCTATGCAACACCCATTCTTTCATTCGGTCGTTCCAAGCGTGGAATGCCAATTAGTTGTTTTTTAAATTTCATTGATGACACGGCAGAAGGTCTAGTTGAAAATCTCAGCGAAACCAACTGGTTGTCCATGATTGGAGGAGGAGTTGGAATTGGTTTTGGAATTCGTGCTGCTGACGATAAGTCTACTGGTGTTATGCCACATCTTAAAACTTATGACGCAAGTTCCATGGCGTATCGTCAGGGTCGCACTCGTCGTGGCAGTTATGCCGCTTATCTTGACATTAGTCATCCTGACGTGGGACAATTTCTTGAGATGCGTAAACCCACTGGAGATCCCAACATCCGATGCCTCAATCTACATCACGGAATCAACATTACCGATGACTTTATGGAAATCATCCAACGATGCATGGCAGACCATGAAGCAGATGACAGTTGGAATCTAACCGACCCTAAGTCTGGTGAAATTCGCGAAACAGTTTCAGCGAAGGAACTCTGGCAAAAGATTCTAGAACTGCGCATGATGACTGGTGAACCGTATCTCCACTTCATCGATACATCTAATCGTATGATGCCTCAGTTCCAGAAAGATCTCGGACTCAAGATTCACCAATCGAATCTCTGTTCTGAAATCATTCTGCCAACTGACAAGAAGCGTACTGCTGTTTGTTGCTTATCATCAGTCAATCTAGAATATTATGATGCGTGGTCGCGCGATCCGCTATTCTTAAAAGACATGGCAGAGATGCTTGACAATGTCCTTCAATATTTTATTGACAATGCTCCGAATACAGTAAAACGTGCTAAGTATGCAGCAATGCGTGAACGTTCAATTGGTATTGGTGCGCTGGGTTTCCATGCATATCTCCAGCGGAAGGGCATTGCTTGGGAATCAGCAGTTGCCAAGGGTACTAACATGCGTATCTTCAAGCATATCAAGAAGAAGTTGGACGAAGCAAATCTAGAACTTGGCGCAGAACGTGGTGAAGCACCTGATGCCGTTAGTACTGGTCGTCGTTTCTCCCACACACAGGCAATCGCACCAAACGCATCTTCGTCAATCATCATGGGCAACACCAGTCCATCGATTGAACCGTGGAGAGCAAATGCTTATCGCCAAGATACACTATCGGGTTCATTTCTCAATAAGAATAAATACCTAGACGCGATTATTCTAGAAGAAGCAGCGCTCGGAAAGTATGCTGGTTGGTATGATGAGGTTTGGTCCTCGATTATCGCCAATGATGGTTCGGTACAACACCTTACATGGATGGATTCAATAACCAAGGAAGTGTTCAAGACTTCAATGGAAATTGATCAACGGTGGGTTATTGAGCATGCGGCAGACAGGCAGAAGTTTATTGATCAGGCACAGTCCCTCAATTTATTTTTCCGACCTGATGCAAATATCAAGTATCTTCATGCTGTCCACTTCCTCGCCTGGAAGCAAGGTTTGAAGACTCTATACTATTGTCGTTCAGAAAAAATAGGAAAAGCAGACAAGGTTTCTAAGCGTATTGAGCGTGAAGCAATTAAAGAAATTGACTTCAAGGCAATGATTGATGGTGATAACTGTGTTGCCTGCGAAGGATAAGATCTTTGTCAATATTGCAAGTTACAGAGACCCTCTACTAGCGAATACGATAGAACAAGCATATAAAAATGCAACTTGTAAACAAAACATTGTATTTGGCGTTGTTGAACAAGCATATGAAAAAGAATCTCTGAATCTGAACTTATTCCCGTTCAAAAAACAGATTCGGTATTTGAGAGTAGAACCAGAGCAAAGCAGAGGATGTTGTTGGTCAAGGAGCATTGCTCAAAGCATGTGGCAAGGCGAGGAATACTATTTACAAATAGATTCCCACACTGAATTTGATCGAAATTGGGACAGTATCTATCTTAATAAGTTTGCAGAACTAAAACGATGGCACGATAAACCTATAATAACTGGTTATCCGCATGGGTTTGATTTTAAGAATGGTGTTATAAGAAAACATATACGACCAAAAGATCCTGCAATTGATACTATACAGGTTGTCAGCGAAAACTGTTTTGTAAATGGATATTACGTACACGCTAAGGGTGGGTTGTTTACCACGAATGAGCAATTTACTCATGCTTTTATGTTGAGTGCTGGTTCTATATTTACTCTTGGTAGTTTTGTTGAAGATATTCCTTATGACCCATTTTTGTTTTTCAATGGTGAAGAACAATCCTTAGCACTGAGAGCGTGGACCAAAGGATATAATCTGTTTCATACTTCAAGTATACCACTATACCATTGTTATGATAATTCTTACAGGAAAATGTATTGGGATAACGATGAAATAAAAATGGCAGACTGGAAACAATTAGAAAAAAATTCTATGAATCGGTTGCAACAAATTGTTACTGGCGAATATATAGGTAGTTATGGTATTGGCAATGAAAGATCTATTGAAGATTTTGCCAAGTTGTCAGGAATTGATTATAAAAACAAGATATGTGACACCAAGGCACATTCTGGTATTGAAGTGTTTAAATTAGATTACAGACAAAAATATATTTAGGATAAGAAATGACAAGTTATTTTGCACAAATAGTATCAAAACCTGATTGCCCCTACTGCACTCTTGCGAAAGAGTTTATGGTAGGAATGGATATTCAGTATACCGAGATGGTAGTTGGTAAAGACTGCCTCTGGGAAGACATTACCGCACAGTTGCCCGACGTTAAGACTGTTCCTCAGATCTGGGTGAATGGTGAACATGTTGGCGGATACGACGATCTAGTAAAGTGGGCAGAAACAGTATGACCTTAATGACAGAACGAGCATACTTTAAACCATTCAACTACCCATGGGCATATGACGCATGGTTGAAACATGAGCAGTCACACTGGTTGCACACTGAAGTCCCGATGTCAGAAGATGTCAATGACTGGAAGAAGCGACTAAATGATGGTGAAAAACATTTCCTTACTAACATTTTCCGTTTCTTCACACAGGGCGACATCGATGTTGCTGGTGGTTATGTGAAGAACTATCTGCCATATTTCCCACAACCTGAAGTTCGCATGATGTTGATGGGGTTTGCGGCAAGGGAGGCACTTCATGTTGCAGCGTATTCTCACCTCATTGAAACACTGGGTATGCCAGAAACGACATACCAAGAATTCCTCGAATATGACTCAATGCGAGCAAAGCACGACTACTTTACAGATCTGTCGAATGCAAATGGAACTCCTGAATCAGTCGCGACCAATATCGCTGCATTTAGTGCATTCACTGAGGGTATGCAACTGTTCTCATCCTTCATCATGCTCCTCAACTTCCCTCGTCACGGAAAGATGAAGGGAATGGGACAGATCGTTACTTGGTCGATTGTTGATGAAACTCAACACGCTGAAGGTATGATCAAACTGTTCCGCTCTTATGTCGAAGAAAACCGTGAATTGTGGAACGACGAACTAAAGGGAAAGATCTACACTATCGCTGAGAAAATGGTAGATCTTGAAGACAAGTTTATCGAATTGTCATTCTCGATGGGAGAGATGGAAAATCTAACACAGGATGATGTGAAAAAGTATATCCGTTATATCTGTGACCGTCGACTGATTAGTCTCGGTATGAAGGGCATCTTCAAGGTAAAGAAGAATCCACTACCATGGGTCGAAGAAATGATTAATGCTCCTACGCATACGAACTTCTTTGAGAACCGTGCTACTGATTATGCGAAGGGTGCGCTTTCAGGTAAATGGGATGATGTTTGGGGAGTTGCCGCATAATGGAAGAGTTAGAGTGTTTTTCATGTGATGCAGTCTTCACGGTCGATCATGACCTTGACGACGATTATTACAAAGTCAAACATTGTCCCTTCTGTGGAACAAAAGTCACTGAAGACGAAGAAGATTTGTCTTGGGATGATTGGGTCGAGGACGAATAAATAATCTACTTACGGAGTAGATTATGGTAGTTAAGAAAAAACGTAAGCCGTTGCCGAAGAAGGTGCATAGAGTATACTGCACTTACTTCGACGACGGCAAATTTTATATTGGGTATTCATGTAAGACAGAGAAACTTTTCGAAGCATATTTTGGAAGTTCCTCATATGTGACTAACTATGAAGGCGAAATGCGCAAGGAAGTTGTTGCTGAATATGACAGCAAATCCCACGCTAAAGCAGTTGAACATATTCTACAGTGGGAACACAGACTCGACGACAGATGCATTAATCAAATGTGGAATGTGCGGTTGAGACTTGATCATTTGAAAGAATTAAAATTACCTGATTGGAGACCTGGATGTTTTTCGCAGCACTCTTAATGCTAGTAGCACTAGCGATTACTGGTGTCGCTGGTTACTTTTCGATATTGGGTTTGATGGCGATTTTCCCTGCCTCGCCGATTGCTGTTGCAGCGATGGGTGTAGTTCTAGAACTTGCTAAACTCGTTACAGCGAGTTGGGTATATCGTAACTGGAAAACCGCTAACAAATTATTGAAGACATACTTTACGATAGCAGTCGTCATCCTCTCGTTCATTACGAGCATGGGTGTATTCGGTTATCTAAGTGGTGCACACATTGAACATACCACCGTTGGTGGATCAGCGCAATTAAAGATCGAGCAACTCGAGAACAAAAAAGAGTCAGCAGAAAGGAGACTGAAGAATGCGCAAACATCTTTGGATACTTTGGACAGACTCACTACTGCAGAGGATGTGCTCGATGCTAACTTCATTCGAAATCGACAGAAACGGGAACGTGCGTCCCTCAATAAAGAAATTGAGGGTGCGACTGCAGACATTGAGACTATTGAGACTGATCTCATACCGCTCAAAACAGAAAACCTTAAACTCGAAGCAGAAGTAGGTCCAATCAAATACGTTGCTGAGTTATTCTACGGTAGCGGCGACGATGCCACTATCGGTAAAGCAGTGCGTATGATGATTATCATTCTCATCTTCGTGTTCGATCCTCTCGCGATTCTTTTAATTATTGCTGCGAATATGACATTTTTAGGCTTGACAAAGAAGGAAGAATCAGGTATAGTAGACTATGTCGTCGTTGATAAGGATGAACCAAAAAAAGTTGTTCCTGCTGCTAAGAAACCAAAGAAGAAGAAACCTGTTGTTGAAACGCCAGACTTCTTTGCTTTCGAGAAACATGAGAATAAACCTGCGTCAACGCATGATATACCAGCGCCAGATCCTCCCAAGAAATCTTGGAGGGATGGCAAGATTATTATAGATGAAAACAATATAAGGAAAATGTGATGGATATTATGAACCAAGAATGGCGTGATGGATTGAAGGAACGTCTTGCTCAGGGCGAAGCGACTGTCTCGTTCACTAAACTTAATGGGCAAGAGCGTGTCATGCGCTGCACTCTACAGGAAGGTGTTATCCCTCCATATAGTGAAAAGGGAACAAAGACAAAACCGCCAAGTGGTGAAACCCTCGCAGTTTGGGACTTGGATAAGAATGAGTGGCGAGCATTTCGGTACGACCGTATCACCTCTGTTAAATTTTAGGGCTTGACTTTTCCAGCAAAATATAGTATATTGGATATATTATGAAGAAAGGTGAATCTATGTATAAGTTGAAAGTTCCTGTTGCTGATTCTAAGGCCATGGGTGCAGAACCTATCTGGTCTGAAGATTATGAACCAGTAAACTATCAGTCTGAATATGGTAACGCATTGAACTGGTATAACTTCATCGTCGACCAGAAAGATTGTCGTGCGTTTCTCGTTGACTGGTTCAAGGGTGATGCAACCAAACTCAAAGCATTGTCCCAGTTGTCTGATAAGATGCTCCCTCGGACATATGCTAACAGTGCACGTATCGCTATGCGTGGATTCCCTCTCACTGATGAGCATAAGGCACGCATCTGGGAAAAGGTTGAAGAACGAGTCAACAAGAAGATTGTTCTGATTGATGATGAAGATACAACTCCTGAACCTGTTGTCAAAGTTGCTAAGAAACCATTGATTGCGATGAATTTCATTGTATCTGATGTTGATGATGAGATTGAGAAACTTATCGATGGTGAAGATACTCGTAACATCGCGCAGATTCTGATGCCTTACCGCATGTCAGATAAGAACTATCTTGACTGCGTGCAAAAGATTGAACCTATGCTCGCAGAATTTGCTGAACTTGTAGAAGTTCGTCGACTTCCCAAGAGTCAACTGACTGACTCACAGGAGCAATTGCTCGAGTGTTACTCACACTTGACAACAATGAAGTCTGTCAAGGATATTGTCAAACTACTCGAAACATACATTGGTGACCTCAAGAAGTCATATGTCAGCAAGCAGGTTGCTAAGGTTCGTAAGAAGAAACCAAAGGATAAGTCCAAGTTGGTTCAGAACCTAAAGTTCCTTGTGACTGACACTGCACTTGGTGTCGCCAGCGTCGAACCTATCAACCTACTAAATTGTAGTGAAGTGTGGACATTCGATACCAAGACACGAAAGATCTCCAAATACTTCAACCCAGTCAGCGGAAGCATCACTGTTAAGGGTGCAAGTCTTGTAGGATTTGATGAGAACTTCTCCAACTCACGACTGCTTCGTAAACCAGAGACCCAAGTAAAAGAATTTTCTGAACTTAAGAAAAATGACTTGACAAAATGGTATTCAGCCGTTAAGAGTAAGAGTGGACCTGTGCGTGCGCGACTGACTCCAACTACATTAATTTTGAAAGTGTTTTAATGAACGATAATAGCGATAATGTTACCTACCTGAAGACGAATGTAACTAAAGAGATTGACAAAGAATCTCTGAGTTATTTCCTTGAAGGCGCCACAGAATATGCAGCATACCAGGATGCGGAAGCATTCGCACAGGCCTGTCTGCGTGGTATTCTTTTGGCAACGGAAAAAAAGATTGGTCTCAAGAATGAGAACTTTCATTCCGATGCTGCTGTTATCGCTGTTATGATTACTGGTTTATACATGCGTCAGGCAGGAGTTGAATGCCCTGAGGTTCACATGCTTGATGATGTTCGTGGAGCATTAACTATTACGAAAGAAGATATAGAATGATTGTTGTTGATTTTAACCAGACTGCTATCAGCAGTATGATGGCAGAACTAGGTGGTCGTCGTGATGTAGAGGTAAACCTGCCTCTCATTCGGCACATGATCATCAATGCCATTCGTTCATATAAGAAGAAGTTTGGTGCTGAATTTGGCAACATTGTGATTGCGTGTGATAATCGTCACTACTGGCGTCGTCAGTATTTTCCCAACTATAAGGCGAATCGTAAGAAAGCACGGCAGGAGTCAGGGTTTGACTGGTCTGCCATTTTCGAAGCACTTCACCAGATTCGTAGTGAGTTGCAAGATCACTTCCCATATCCTGTAATTGATGTTGATGGTGCAGAGGCAGACGATGTTATCGCAGTGCTCGCCGAGTATAGTCAGACTATGAATACTGATGGTCTCATCCCGAGTGCTGAACCATTCCTCGTTCTGTCTGGTGACCATGACTTCCAGCAGTTACAGAAGTGGAGCAACGTGAAACAGTATGCACCTGTCCAGAAGAAGTTCTGTAAGTTGAAGGAATCACCTGAGGCAGTTCTCATGGAGCATATTATCATGGGCGATAAGGGTGACGGTGTTCCAAATATCATGTCTGATGATGATACATTCATCAATGGTCAACGTCAGCGTCCTATTCGCAAGGAAGCACTTGCATTGTGGAAGACTCAGAAACCTGAAGACTTCATCACCAATGACGAAATGTGGCGCAATTTCCAGCGCAACCGTGAATTGGTTGACTTGTCGCGCATTCCTGAGGACATCAAAACAGCGATTATAGATAGTTATGAGAAACAACTGGGCGGAGATCGTTCAGGTCTGTTGAACTATTTTATCGCCAATCGTATGAAGCAGATGATTGAACTGGTGGATGAGTTTTAAGATATACAGAAATATCTTTACACCTGAAATATGTGCGGAACTAATTGACATGGTTCCCACATTATCAGAGAACTTTACAACATTTGCAGGAATAGAAACTCTACGAAGATTGGAGTCAACTAGACGTTCTGATGTTGCATTTTATTTAAATCAACTATCTGAAGCAGAGTCGCAAAAATATTGCGATATGATTTATTCACATATTCCTTGTGTGAAGGCGACTGCATTTAGAATAATGCATTACCCCACAGGATCTTGTATTAGAGACCATCGAGATGCATGGTCTCCTATTGATGGTGAATCCAATTCAGGATTGATCATTCAATTGAATGATCCTAACACGTATAAAGGTGGATATCTTGCGATCGAGAGAGAATTTATAAATCTAGATATCGGTGATGGTGTTTATTATGGGTACGAAAATTTACATGGTGTATCAACTATAAAGGAATCTGAACGTTGGATTCTCAATGTTCGACTGTTAACAGGTAAATAAAATGCAGGGATTTGAGCACGAAAAATTTATATTCTATACGGCAGGTAAAATCGGTACAAGAACACTGATTAATACTGATGGTATTCAAGATCTTACCCAACCCAGAAATATTACAGGATCTCTGCGCCGAAAAACTCTCGAAATAATTATCGCCCGCAAAGAAGTTACAGACAAACAGATCATAATTTTGATTCGCGAACCAGATTCACGGTTTAATAGCGGTTTGTTTGAACTTATTGGAAAGGTTCTGGGAGGACCATATCTTCGTCAGATTATATCGCAAGGTGGAGATATATCTTTTGCCGAGAATCCAAATTTTTGGAACACGTATATAGAACAATGTTTGCGATTTTCTCCTGTAGTATGGTCACCAAATGTTGAATTCGATAGTCACAGGTGGCAGTATCACGTTGGTAACTGGTTGCTTGACGCAGAAACAGTATCAGAAATTTTTACAGACAGTATTATCTTAAACATTAAAGATTTGAGCGATTTCTTAATATCTAATGGTATACCAAATTCACACCTAAACAAGTACTCTAACATAGTTCCAGAAGATTATGATTATGATACTAAAAAGGTAGTTGATGCGTTTAATCAGGGGTTTGAGTTGTCACCCAACAGAGTTCGAAGATTTGCTAAATATCT